CCGGCCTCACGATCGCGCCGCGTCGTCGCGCGTTTCTTGGCGCGCTTCTTGTCGGTGTCGCCATCGTGCACGATGACAACCGGCCGAAAGCGCCCGACCTCGGCATCGCGCGCGATGCCTTCAATCTGCAACGCATCCGCGCCGTGCCCATAAGGCCGTTGGCCGCGCACGGTGATGTCGGAATGGCGGCCCGACCAATTGTGATCAGCCTCGCCGATTTTCATGTTGACGCCCTCGGCGATCATGCCGGCGTGGCGCTTCTTGCCGCCTTGCGTGATTTTGATCGAGCCATCGGCTTGACCAACCGGGAAAACGCCTTGCTCGCGGCACAGCTTTTCGAGACATCGAAACGCTGTTTCGCCCGGCGTGATGCGATAGACCGGCACCTTTTCAAGCTCGACATCGGCGGAAATTCCGATGCCGAACTTATCAAGCTCGGCACCAATTTCTTTCGGCGTCTTGTTCTTAAATTGCCCGGTGTCGTGCATCGCACTGGAGTCGATAAAATCTTGCGACTTCGATCGACCCGAGATCGTCATTTCCGCGACGTTATGCTCGCCGATTTTCGGTTGATAACGATCGACATACCCACGACACGCGAGCGAGCCGCTAAACAAGATGTCGATTTGCGTGCCGGCCTTGAATGTCCAGGCACTTGCCGCGCCGCCCAACTCGGCGGCGGCCTCAATCTGGAATGAGCGGGCGGCCTCCTGAAACGACGCGCGAATAGTCACGCGCCGCCATGCCGTCCAAACTCGCCCATTGGCGAGAACGGTCACAACCTCGTCGGCCATGTTTGCTACCTTGCAAGCGCCGAGATCAATCGCGGCATAAATGACGGATGCCGCACGCTGTTGCGCGCGACCAATTCATCCGATCGCAACGGGTCGGCGTACAAGTCCCACGCCAGCGCCAGCGACGGCCGAATGCGAGCGCTCTCAACGATGATCACCGGCGCAAGATCATTGATCGAGAGCGTGAGCCACGCGATCACGGTGCCGCGCAAATCATCGATCGCAACATAGAGCGGCGCATTCGCCGCGCCCGTTGTATCCAACAATTCGGACTCGAAACGCTCGGCCACCTCAGCGCGAGCCGTGACACCCTCGGGCCGCGACGTGAACGTTGAGCGCAACACCGCCTCGGCATACGCCATCAACCCGGCGAGCCGAGCAAGGCGCGCCGCAGCATCGGCATTGACCGCAGCACGACGCGACACCGGCGAGATCGCATAGAACTCGCCACCGGGAAACGCCGCGACATATTCCAACGCCGCGCGCTTGGCCGTGGTCGGCGACATAGCGTCGCCCATTGCGCGCACGGCATCGATCAACGCGCCGGCGAGCGAGGCGACAGCATCCCCCGGCGCGCTTTCGCTCGTGACAACCTCGGGCGCATCGCCGACGATCGCCGCAACCGCGTCGCGCAACGCGCCCGAGGCCGCAGCATCAATCGGGTTGCTCTGCCGCAACACATCGACCGCCGCCGCAGCGGCTTGCAGCGTATCGACCGCCGCAGTCACAACGAAATCCGGCTCGCCAATGGTCGAGATCGTTTTCGGAAACAGCGCAGCAACAGCCGCCGCCACACGTTCGACGGCGACGAATGCCTGATTTTGCAGGAACGGCACCGACACCAGCGCCGAGGATGCGCCGGCGCGCACGCATTTGATCTCAAACGCGACATAGCCCATTTGGTCGCGCTGCGTTTGCCGCTCGAAAGTCTGGCAATGCACCGTCACCGGGCCGAAATATGGCACGACAAGCGTGCCCGCGCCGCGCGAGGCGAGCGCGGCCTTGAGCGTCGAGGCGAGTTGATCGGCGGCGTCGCCGTGCACATAGGCGAAGCCGGAATAGATGCGCGGAGCCTCGCCCAAATCCTCAACGAACGGATCGTCGCGATTCGGGAACTCATGCACAACCAGCCCGCGCCCGCCTTCCTCTTTGTCGGACTCGAAGTAAAACGGCACCCCCTTAAACGAGGCCGGCCAAAGCGTCGTGAGCCAATCGCGGCAAGCGTCGGACATGATCGGAAACCCTCAATAGGAACGCGCAGGAATACGGTCGCCCGGCACGGGTAGCCGGGCGGTCGATTGAATGAATGGACGGCCCGTTTCCGGGCCGCCGCGACTTATTGCGGCGGGCCGGCCTCGGGCATCGATCGGCCGGTCGAGCCGGATGTGCCGGTCGCCGGGCCGCCCGAGGATCGAAACGCGTTAATTGCGTTGCTCACCGTCTGCGACACCCTTGCCAAGAAATCCGCCGACGGTTCCACGCGCACAACGGTTTCGAGCGTGGCATTGCCGACAACCTCGGCCTTGACCGGCTCTTTTGAGCCGCCGCCGACGGCGGCGCTGATGTCGTCAAGCAAGGTCGGGCTACTTCCGACCATCCCGCGACCCGGCAGGGATGCCGGGCCATAGCCGAGGCCGGCAAGCTCGTTTTCAAGCTCGGCACGCCGCGCCGAGAGGCGCGACTTGCCGGCGTCATAGAGCGGCCCGCGCACCCAATTCGAATCGAGCGCCTTTTCCTTTGCGTCTAGCGACGACAATTCGCCGATTTGCGAATGCAGCGCCCGAGCGCGCTTGACGCTATCGGGCACCGGCAAGTCGGTCAGAATGTCGGAGCGCGTCGCGATGTCGAGAATTGGCGCAAGCGCCGCCGACAACTTGGTCAACGGGAACCGCATGCCGGCCGCAGCACCCTCGCCACGAAACAGACTGCCGGCAGACCCGAAAGCCGACGACATGCTATCGATGCCGAGGGCGCCCAACATCGACGCGACCCATCCGATGCCAGCAGCCGACCGAACCGGATTTTTGGTCGCCTGTTCGCTCATGTACGACAGGCCGCTCGCAAGCCAATTCATGCCGCCGGTGACAGCGGGCATAAATGGTTTCGCCGTGTTGCCGAGCAAATTGTCGGCCTGCGACTCGATCGCCGAGCGCAACACTTTCGGGTCGCTCTTGAGATACTTGTCTGCGGCATCGATACCCATTGCGCCGTGCACGAGCGCCGCGTCCTTATCGATGCGCTTTTGTTGCGTGGCGAAAATGCTCATCATCTGCGCGGCGGTTTGCTGCGAAGCCATCGCCGCGATCACCTCTTGAATTTGCGACGGGTCGGTGACGCCTTTCGACGCGAGGTGCGGCAATAGGACCTTATTGACCCACTGATAAGGATCAGTTTTGCCCGGCTGCAAGTATTCGCTTCCGATGATGCCGCCCGGCAGAACACCCTTGACGTTGCCGGTCGATGTCTTGATCACCTTGTTTGGATCAAGCATCCCGTATTGTTCAAGCTGCGCAACCGCCTTGTTCGACATCTTGCCGCCGACGAATTGCGTATAAAAGCTCGACAGCGCCTTACCGGCGCTCGATCCGCCCAACTCTTGCGCCAGAGTCGGCGCGGTCTTGAGCATGAAATCGTCACTCAAGGCCGTGGTCGCCGCGCGACCATACTTGAACATTTCGTAATAGTCGGTCGGTCGCAACGTGTCGCCGAACACGTTCAGCGCCTTCGCCATGCCGTCAATGTAATGGTTGAATTGTTTCAGGTCTTGCGTAACGCCCTTGATTTCCATGCCCTTAATGAGCTTGTCGAAATCCGCGCCTAATTCTTCCTTGCGCTCGGGATGCGCACCCTCGGCGACGACGCGCAATTTCATCAGCGGGTCGAGAATGTGTGTCGCTTCCTCGAATGATCCGACAACCGATCGGATGTTGCGCGCCGTGTGCATGATTTGCGTCTGCGACAGCGATTTGTACTTGTTGGACAAGTGCGCCGCGACTTCGCCGGCCTCGCCGATTTCCTTGTCCGTCATGCCCGAGGTTGCCATGCGCACTTCCTCGTGCGCACGGTCGGACCCCGACTTGACCGTGTGCGAAGCGATCGCGCGAACAGCGCGAGAGCCTTCATAAGCCGCAGCCGCGCCAGCCGCCGCGCGCGCACCGTTGCCGATCGCATGCGAGGCACGCATCAAGCGCGTGGTCGATGCCTCGGCACGCTGCGCCGTCGCAAGCTGTTTCGACACGTCGCGATTGAGGGCATTCGCGGCGCGGGCAAGGCGACCAATCTTTTGCGCGACCGCATCGAATGCGCCGCCGGTCGCGTCCTTGCCCTTGATAACGGCTAAGGCTTCAAGGATCGTACTCATTTACTTTTGTTCCTTTTCCGCCACGCGACCGCGCGCTTTGCCCAATTTTCCAATTCGGACAGCCCTAGCTCGCCGCAGGATTTTGCGTCGAGGATTCGCTCGACGAGGACGAGGTAGTCGGCGATTTGTCCGATT